TCTGAAAGTGCCTTAAGAGTATTAAGTATTTGTTCTATATCACATGAACCATCTTCGTTTGAATTAGTAGGAAGACATAGATATAGTATATCTGTATCAAGTACATCGTCAATAGAAGTGTTAAATTTAATGTCATGGACTTTTACTTCATGACCTAAATCTTCAAATCCTTTTTTGATAGCAGTACCTACTACCCCTACTCCTATAACACCTATTTTCATAACATTAATCTTCTTAAATATTTAGCAGAGTTTTCATATCCTTCTTTTTCTAACTCTACTTTATTATAAATACGGTTGCTTAAGAATTTATTGAGTTTATATGCAATAAAATATCCATCAACTAGCTCTTGCTTATTAGTAGTATTATGAGCTATACCTATACCTAACTTTTCTACTAATTTAGCTAAAGTTATTATTTCACTTGAATCTTTAGGGTCATATAAAGCTACTATAGGTATATTATGTTCTACACAATGAGTTAACATTCCTACTCCTGGTCTTATAACGTATACGCATTCGTTTATAGTGTTGATATCGGTTGATAATTCACTAATTTTACTGCATGTAGTTTTAATTATATCAAAACATTCTTGATAACTGCTAAGGTAATCTAAGCTTGGCTCTACAGTTACAATCGTTTTATAATAGTCCCAATAATTTACTTTTTGTTTATGCGGACAGCCAAAACCAAATTGTACTTTATTATCATAATGAATTAAGCTATCTGTTTCAGTATACTTATTAGTAATAATTGTAGGGTTATATTTTTCTAATAAATTATTATCATATTTAGTTAAAGTATTATCTCCAAATTTATTTTCGAAAACGTCTTTCCATAAAAATGAACCCATTAATATTAAATCTTTTCTGTATTTTAGCAAGCCTACAATATTATCACTTATTACATAATCGTAATACTGCGTCTCTTTACCGTAGTATTCAATCCAATTGTGATAATTATCGAAATCTACTTTATTTTTTTTTATAGCAAGGTCCCATCTAATATTTGGTTTTTTATAGAAAATAAAATTTGCTTTCAATAAAGGTTTAAATTTATCATATTGAAACTTCTCACAGTATATATCTATACAAAAATCTTGCTGTAAATGTCCGGCAACTTCTAGTACTCTTTTAAAATGACCGTACCCATTTGAACAGGTAAAAAACGCTACTGTTGGTTTTATATTCTCCATTCTTTCAAAACTTTTATTATCGCTTCATGAAAATAAACTGAATAATCTGAAGACATATAAGGTATTTTCTTATTTGTTTGCTTTAAATACTTTAGTGTTGATTCTTTTATTCCTTTAACATTTTTTTTAGCAAAAGTAACTACACTATCTTCATAATCTTCATAAAAGTATTCAGGTAATTTATATTTTAATTTTATTAGATGATTTAATGACTGTTGTAAGTGTAACTCTCTTACTATCCAGTTTAACCAAGTATATTTATTTTTATCTTCGACTTTTGGTTTAAAAAAATCGTTTTTATGTCCTAATGATATATGATTCCAAGGTATAGGATTTTTTAATAAATCATTATGAAATTTTATCATATTATCTTTTGTCCATTTTTCAGGAGTATCAAATAAACCGGTCGATATAAATGCTTCCCATAACGGTAATGATAATAAAGTTCTAGCTTTATTTTTTCTAGTTAAACAGAAAATATTATAATCTTCAACAAGTTCATCAAAAAAGTTTATTTTATTTAAAAATGTTATCACATCAGGATTATTTAATAATATAACTTGATATTTTTTATTATATCCTTTTGAAAGAAAACTATAAACTTGTTCTAATAAATCGCTTTCTTCTTTGAAATCTACTTCTCCTAAATTTATAGGTTTGAGATCAAAATGATGTTCTGCTATACGTTCTACTATGTGTAGCATTTGAGTTCCTCCGCATCGATAATTAGAAAGAATTATAGTTCCTTTTTTATTTTTATCTACTAACATATTAACTATGATACCAATTTCTAAAATATTTTTCCATTACTTTCCAATGTTCCACATTTAATAAATGTAAGTCTTCTGGGCAGCCTTCTTTTACTAAAGTTTCTATAAATTCTAATCCGTTAAAAGGAGTTATGCCGTACTCCCTCATATAATCATGCATTAATACACCAGGTCCAACAGCATTAAAATTAGGATTATAATCTCTTTGTACTTTATCATGTATTAGGTACTGTCTAAAAAAATATAAATTTGCTAACATATCCATAGTATATGAATTACATCCAAATACACAGTCATTAATATTAAAAGAATAAAATTCATGTTCCATATAACCACCGTGAGTATACATAAACATATTATCTTGCATAGGTTCCCATTTAATAGGTTCAGCTGGGTTGAAGCATACGTCAGGTCTAGTCTTAAATACGACATCGTATTCGAAGTTATTTTCTATTTCATACTCTCTTTTAAGCATTATTGATTGAGATAAACTATAAAACAGAGAACTCCAATGATCATTATCGTAAAAAAATTCTTGCTTTTTATTATCTAAAATAAATTTTTTAGGCTTATATGCATCAACAAATTCTTTAAATTCTTCTGGTGATACATCTCTATAGTTATAGTCTTTCGATAAACCAGGTCTGTCCATACTATAATCCCATGTATGCACAAAATAATCTACCTCATCTCCAGTAGTACTAAAAAACCATTTTTGATTTTCTAACGCTATTTTCCAGTTTCTTAACTGTCCGCTAATAATTACTGCTACTTTAGGCATAATTCTTTTATTTTAATTCTATTTGTATGACAACTACCATATAATGAATTTTTAGTTCTTTTAACATTAGCAACAAAAGGTAAAACAAATCCATTACAGAACATAATACTATCGTCAATTTTGCAGTACTTTGATGATCCGTTATGTACTACATCTCTTACAAACAATGCTTTTTCATTTACATTTTTTTCAAAAAAATTATCGTAGTTAATATTTTTTAATAATTCTAAATCATTACATATTATATGTCCATTATAAAAAAAGTCTCCGTCTAATTCTTTTTTCTTTATCTCAAAATAAATTTTTGAAATATCTCTTGTAACATATTCTGTAGGTCTTCTGCCAATATATAGATCTACATTACTGGGTGTATCTATTTCGTAAGTTAATTCAGGAACTATTAGAGTATACTTCCCATTATAAAAATTACTGTTCATATATTCTATATTTTAATTCTTTATCAATAGAGTAGTTTCTCATTACATCTATATTATGTTGTAGTACGTCTTTCATATCAACATACATATCAAATAATTCAGTTGTTGATTTTTTTGATACTTCTAATACTATATCCATTACAGCTTTTAATCTTTTCCAATCATTTTTTATTTCATCATAACTTTCATCCCACCATTTATCAAACGTTTTGAATCCTCTTTGTTTCAATACTTTTAATGCTCTATACGGTCCGTATTGAATTATAGGATGACCACAGTATATTGGATTAAAAGTTGAACTATGTAAATGACATGCTCCAGGTACTTCCGGAAAAGCACACATTACAACACTAATAAAAGTATTTCTATAATGTATAGACTGAAAAGGTAAATCAGCATTAAACTGACCTACTTCATATCCAGGCTCTCCATGATTAGTTACATCTGTGTTATCAATATCAAAAGGTATTTGTTTTTTTAACGAATCTATATTGTCATTATCTAATAAAAACTTAAATGTTCCTTGACCCCAATGATTCATGTCTTCTTTATGGAACTTTGGATAACTTATTAATGATTTATCTATTAAGTTAAACTTATTAAAAAATAGCATCATTAAGTTTCTTTGTATTCTACCAGTACGGTTTACTTTTAAAAATGTTTTAACATTATCCCATTGCTCTCTTTTATATTTTATTTCTTCTTCTATATTTACTACTGGAGGTAGAGCTCCATCATATACTAATCTTTTTGTATCAGTTACGTTCCACATATAACTAATTACATTTATAAAATTTTTTTGAGAATTATTTTTTAAATATACGTCATGAAGTTCTTCAGCAACTAGATTATTAGTTATATAATATATTTGACTAGGAGGTAGTTTTAATATTTCTAAAGATTTATATAATATAGGATAAAAATCCCATACTTGATCTCCTTCTAGTGTATTATCTAAAATTAATTTGCATTTTCCTACTCTAACATAGTCTAATATTTTATCAGGTATTATTTGCAAATTAGCAGCGGCTAGTTCTTGATGATGGTGGATTAATACAATATAAGACGTATTATGTTTTTCATCATAATCTTCTAATTTAATACCTTTTAAATTTAATATTTCACGATTACCTAAAGAAGAATGAGAAAATAAAGGACGTCTAATTATGTTCCCATTATTATCTTCTTCTTCTACAGTATGATTTTTATAAGGATTTAAATTAGCATAAAGATCCATAATTTCTTGAGAAGCATCATGTAAATATGCTTGATTAAAATCATCTATTAAGTAAGTCTGATCATTCATAATACATCTCTTTAATTTTAGTTTCTAAATCTTCTGCAATTATTTTACATGAATTGGCATCAGGGTGAGATTTATCCATTACTAAGTTTCTATTGCTAATCCTATCTGGGTCGGATTTTTCATCTCTAAATGCAGCTATTTTGCTTCTATCTATTTTATCTATCAAAGGTTTTAAATCTGGGTATTTGTCAGTATTAAAGGTATCATGTATTGGTTGGAATCTAACAAATAAATAATCAATATTGTTTTCATTAAAGTAACTTTGTAAATTGATTATATTTAAATAATATTTTATTATTTGATTCCTAAGCCAATTATCATCATTTTTTACCCATTCCTTTAAGTAGCTATAATACTTTTTTATGGTATTAAAATATTTTTCATTTGCTTGCTCATAATCATCAGTTAATAGACTTTCAATACTTTCACTATCACTAATTTTATTGTTAATCGAATAAGTCATTCTATTACCTAATCTATGCATAACATATCTTCGAAAGTCTTCTTCTGTTCTTTCTTGAACACCAACTGAGCTTACAGTTAAGTTTATAATAGTATTTTCAAACCAAACACTCTGTCTTCCTGGCCATGTTAAACCTATTACTGCTAATGTATCTTTATTATGAACTATTTCTGGTGAAAGGAAGTTGCTAAGATCCATTATAGTTCTATCAGATATAGTTTGCATTGAGTTACTATTAGCAGCTTTGTTATTTAAAGAAAGATTCAATTTTTTTCCAAGCAAGTAGGGCCAAGTTTTATCTTCATCTAGAAGATGTCCTTTAGTAAAACTACATCCATTAATATAAAGATTTTTATACATTCTTTAACTGTTTACTTAAATATTCAGCCCATAAATTATGTGATAATTCAGTAGGATGATAGGTTTCGTCAAATAAATGAAGTCTAGCATCATGATCTTTAGTAAGGCCTGGTGGTAGTTCTTCTTTCATTCTCTCTATCATAGTTTTTTTAATAAATAAATCATCATATAAATCAAAATAAGTTTCAAACAACCCTCCTATATTCATTTCATTTAAATAACCTCCTTGTTTAATAAAATGTTTATACAAAGAATGAATAAATTTATTAAGATTAATACTTTCAAATACTGCATGTTTATCAGGATCTAAAACTGCTTCAGTAGATTCATAAAATGCATCAAAAAAATAATGTTTTATGTTATTTGCTTTAAAAACGTTGTGTAAAGTTATAACTTGTGTTATATATCTAGTTATATACTCTTCTTCGTTCCAAAAATATCTTCCATACAAATCATAAAACTTCTTTTTATCTTTATGATTCAAAGCATTATTTTCTAATTGAGATGGATACATAGTTTCCCAAGCTCTTATATCTTCTTTTCCATCTTTCCAAAAGAAATCTTTTCTTTCTGGGGAAGTCCACCCTATAATAGCTATTATTTGACTAGATTTATACTGTTTTAATATAGAAGGTAGATTATTTAATATTCTTCTTACTATTCCATCATTAGAAGAACCTGCTTTAGAGATATTTAAAGTTTCATAATTAAGTAAGTTTCCTAATTTATGCGGCCATACTCGAGGTAATCTATATTGAGCATTGTCTGGATGGTTAACATGCCAAGGTTGATTAGGAAATAGTTCTGGGTCGACTATATCTCCTGCTGTCCAACTGCATCCATCAGTTAATAGTAATTTTTTCTTTACTTTTGTAGCCATTCGTCTTTATATAATATAGGGTGATTACCATTTATAGATTCATCCATTATTTTATAGTATGTATGTTTTTTAAAACTTGATGCAAATAAAGGATAAGCATTAGCAGTAATATTTAAATCTTTTAAAAAAGTATCGTAATCAGTAAAAAACTTATTAACATGTGTATTTGTTAAAGCAGATTTATTTAAAGATACTTTTTCTATGTCTCCTCTAAAAGGAAAACTGTGTTCTTCCGAAAACATAGTAGCTGCTCCTAACCAAAGTAAACTATGGGTATAATCATCACTTAATAACTCAGTACTTTCTTGTAATACCTTTCCATTAACTGAAAAAGTAAATTTATTTTCATTTCTTCTTAATATTACATCAAAATACTCTATTTTATCATCTAATTTAAAAGAATGTACTAATGATTTAAATTCATCTCCCTGTTTTCCTAACTCCCACCATTCAAAAACTACTTGTTCTTCATATTCATTTACTTTATAAAAAATTCCTATATGTTTTCCGTTCATAGCTATAGGACAACCTACATGATCTGAGCCCATATTAGTATTTTGTAAGCTACTTTCTTTATCAGGTTTAAATCTCATCAGTAAAGTAAACTCAGAATCCCAAAACCTTGCTCCATTATTTAATATTAAGCTATTATGGTTACCAGTTTGGAATAAATAAACATTTTTACTATCGAATAACATATTATATTTTTATATTTTGACAATAATGCCAAAAATCCTCTAACTCAGGATAAGTTTTTACAAAATTTGTACCTCTTCTTTCATCATGAGCTTTAAAAAACTTACCAAAATTATATCTTTGATGTCTTAACTTTTCATCATCCTCTCTAGAAATCATCCAATCATATATTCTTTTAATTTTTTGAGTTTCTATATCAGAATACCCTACGTGTTTATGGTCAAATTTAGGAATACCTAAAAAATCTGTATATTGAGCAGTTTTGAAAACTTCTTTAGCCCATTTTTGAGGTAAAATCTGTACTGTTTGATGAGTAGGATATCTTAAATAAGAGGAATCCAAAAAGATCGCTGATGTCCAGTATCTATCAGTTGAAGCATATTCTTTTTTTAAGTCATATACTCCATCGATAAGTTTTTTATAACTTGGTACCGATAAAGCATTAAATGTAGACATAATCGTTAAGTTAACTTTAGGACATTTAGTCAATACTTTATTCATATTATCCCAAAAACGATTAAATTCTAATCCATTTCTTATATATTCAGCTTGTTCTCCCCATCCATCTACAGAAGTAAATATAATAAATTCATTAACTCGATCTTCATCTTCTATTCTATTTACTTTTTCTATAAATTTATCTAATAACGCATCTTGTATTCCTAAATTAGAATTAATAGCTAAGTTTAATTTACGGTTTGGGTTAGGTTCATTAATAATATAATCTAAAACACCCCAAGTATCTTTTGATAATAAAGGTTCCCCGCCAGTAATTCTAAAAGTATGTAGATCTCGATATAAATCGGGCCACCATTTCCAAAAAGCCTCTACATAAGGGTTATGTTCTCTATGATTGATAGGCATTTTTCCTTCTTTCCTTAAAACTTCCATATCATTGAAGCTATCCATAGTAGGATAAGCACCATATTTATTTGCTTCTTGTACCCATGAAGAAGAAAACGAAGGACCACAGTAAGAACATTTAAAATTACATCTATTAGAAAAAGCTACTTCAACATACTTAGGATTATAATCAGCTCTCCAGTCAGATGTTGCTATTTCATTGAAATGTGGTAAGGACCAGCTTTCATTTGACTTAAATACCCTATCTGAAAATCTATCTGAGTTATCTTCTACGTTCCAACAGTAATCACACTCAGCAGGTCTTTTTCCTTCAAGCATTTCTTTACGTTTCTTCTTTTTGAACCTAGTATTATGGAGTGCAGAAGGATTTCTTTTAATTTCTTTTACTGGTATATGATGAGTTGAAGGGTGATGACAAGAATGTGTTTGTCCCATTTGTAAATGCATAGTAACTTGTGTCCATTTTGCTAAACACATACCACATCCTATTCCATCTAACTTTTTTTTAGTTTCTGCGTAGTGAGGATTATCAAACGTTATAGACATATTATTATAACTTTACATTTATTAACTTAGCCCAAGGAGTTAATTTTTTTTCTTCTAAAAAAGTATACTTTAAACTATTTAAACCATCTTTTTTATACCTATGCTTACCTTGTTGCATTTTAAGCACGTACTTTCTTTCGTTTTCTGCTGTTGTTTCACCTTTTATCCACTTTCCATCTACTAAACCTTCAGTTTCATGAGGTAAACATCTAAATCTACCATCTACTCTATGTGGTATTATTGAATGATTTATAACCATGTCGTCTTTTTCTATTAACTTTACATTTTTTGACTTGAAAGAAGTATCTTCTGTAAGTTTATAAATCTCTCTACCTCTACTTTCTATAATTAATTCACCAATATCTCCTTTAAAGTAGCTTCCAGGATGATTTTTATCGAAAGAAGGTGTATGTCCAAGATAAATATTCTGATTTTTATAATTATAAAGCTGTCCTTTCCAATTTAATGGTGATTGTGTGCCATGTCCTGCTCTTGCATCTGCTTCTATACCATTTAAATAGAAATGACATAGTTTATCCTTAATGTTGAACTCTGCAGTTAACCAAGACCACTGATTAGCATATCTTTTAAGCCACATATAGTTGTGTTGATTAAAAGTATTCCAAAACTGCAATGTCATAGCACGAGAATTATTATAAGCGAACCCGAAATCATACCCAGGTATCCTTAATATAGGGAATTCTACGAAGTCAGCATCAGGAGTACCTATTAAATGGATAGGAGCCTTATGTTGCTGGTGCTCTGCTCTTACTAAAACTGATATTTTAAAGTCTTTTTTAAAGAAATTAGGTTTTAATACTTTTGAAGGTATTTCTATTAACGAATTTTCACCATTAAACCTATAATATTGATTATATCTAGGTAGATCTGCTTTTCTAACATCAGTATACCCTTCTAAATGGCATCTCCAAAAGAGATCATCATCTTCCATACCCCAATCCCAATAATTATTAGAATATCCATTAGTTTTATATGCCTGTTCTTTAGTGAAAAGTACTGCTCCACCGAAATACTCTTGATATTTTAATTGATAATCACTTTGTGATATACTTATTGCTATATGACGTGGATTTTCAGCTGGGTAGGAGTAATCACATGTGTCATTTTCAGGTATCATATCTATATCATGCCAAACTATATAATCACACCCATCTTTAAAGGCAAATTCTGCTGCTACATTCTTCATAGCACCTCTATTAAATAGTTTATCATCACATTGATGACCAAAATACATACAAAACTCTATATTTCTTTCTTTTAAGAATTTACCTACCTTAGGAATGAATTCATGTAGGTGTTTTTCACGATTTCTATATGGAACACATACTCCTAACTTCATACTGTCTTAGATATTAATTTTTTAAACTTAGTAGTGCTCCATCCATGAGATCTATCTAAATAATAAATAGGTATTTTTAAATCATCTCCTGTAAAAGGTTTATTTTTATAATCATCTCCTAAAAATCTAATATCAAACTCACCTTCTTTTAAAAATCCATATAAAGTACCTTCATAAGTATAAGGTATAACGTCACATACGGATTTTAATTCTAATAACATCTCTTTTCTCTCTTCTACTGATAGAATAGGTTTAATTTTTTGAGGTCTTTCAATAGAAGGGTCAGAATGAAGCATAACAACCAAACAATCACAGTTATCAGCGCATTCTTTAAACATCTTAATATATCCTGGATGCATTACGTCGAAATTACCACAAATTACACCTTTTTTCATTATATTCCTACGTTTAAATGTATTATACTTCTTCTGCTCCCTTTTAAATTTTGTTTTGTCCTACCATGTAAAGTAAATTTACAATTAGATAAACCATCTTTAGTAAAATCTACGGATCCTTCTTGTACTTCGTTTTCAAATCTAAGTTGATTCCACCTTGTATTTTGATCTTTCCACATTCCATCAATATATCCGTTATTTTCATGTTCTTCAACTCTTATTTTACTATCTCTCCTGTAAGGTATGAAATCTACTATATAATCTTTAGCGTTATATTTCATAATCTCACAATTTTTGATAGTACCAGTATTACCTCCTTCAGTTAAGTCCATTAAATTATAGTTTTTAATAAATCTAGTATCATAATACGTATTTATATGTGCAGCTGCATTATAATTATTAAAATCTTGTATTAATCCAAAGTATTTATTATTACAAACTTCTTTTACTTCATTTTTATTTAGACAACTATCCCAAAGAGCGAATGTATCAACAGTTCCTTTAAAAAACTCTTTATTTCCTTCAGAACATCCTAAATATATAAAAGGTTGTTTATTATAATCGTGAAGTGGGTTATGTACTGTGCTTTTAGCTCTTAGATTTATAGTACCTACTAACTTTCCATGCATATACATATTAAATTCCCTTTCAGATGCACTAAAAGTTACTAATACATTACTACTTCTTGGTGAAAAAGGGTTAGAAGCTATTTGATGAAACTTTTTTCGTTTATCAAAGAACTGTAATACTACTCTTTTAAAAGAATTATAAAGAATAGAGAAATCATACCCTGGTATATTAAATAAAGTAAATCTATCTGATTCTTTATCCGGGTTTAGTTTCATTTTTTCAGGGCAAAAAGAAATAAATATACTAAAATCTTGAGATATATCAATAGTATTACGTAATTTAACGAAAGCGTTAAGTCCGTTAAATTTTAACACAGATTTAGACGTATCAGCTAGTTCCCTATGCTGTCTATCTAATCTGATGTTGTTTTTAATACATCTATACCTAAGATCGTCATCTTCGAAGCCCCATCCCCAATAAGTATTAGAGAAACCATTTATTTTTTCGAAGTCTTTTACTGGAAATAAAGTTATTCCACCAAAATACTCTTCAAAAGGTAAGTCGTGTGTAGCTAAATGGACTGGATAATCGGAATTAGAGTAATCTACCTCAATTGGTGTCATATCTACGTCGTGGAATACAACATAATCGCATCGTTGCTTAACTGCTTCTTTAAAGCCTATGTTAAGTAACATACCTCTATTGAAGGCTGATGCGTTATCTTGTTCAACTATGATTATACAGTAGTTAAAATCTCTATTATCTAGATATTTAACTATTTTCTCCTGAAAACTTAGTAGTTGGTCATAGCGATTTCGATAAGGTACTATAATCGCTAGTTTTTCCAAATCTTAGTTTATTTATCGTCGTCTTCCTTAACGTACTTAGTGTAATATTCAGATAAATACCACTGAAGTCTTTCGCTCCACTCGTCTTTATCGATTTCTTCAACCCATAAAGTTAAATCTTCTAAAGAAGTAGCAATTTTTTCTAATGCTTTAATTTTTCTTTCTTCGATTTCCAATTTTTGGGCATCTGTGATTGCGGTTTGTACTTTTGCGCTCATATTTTAATTATTAATTTAGTTAAACTGTTCCAATGTTTATAATCTGTATATTTAATATAGGAACTTTCTTTCAATTTTACAACTTTAAATACAGAATTTTTTATATTTACCTTAAAGTCAAATGCTTTAAGAGAATCATACATTTTTTTATACTCTTTAGAGTAAGAATAATCTTTTTTATTATCGGCTACCTCTTTAATTCTATCTATACAAGTAGAATCCCATTTAAAATGATGTACCTGGGTAAAGCATTCCTGAATAGGCATTCTTTTAGGATGAGATTTACCCCAAGAATTAGTATTATCATCAAATAATGCATAATGTTGACCAGAAGTTACTTTTTGATAACCTTTCATTAATGTAACTTTGTTAGGACATGCTCCTGATAAAGGATATCTGAAAAAACCTCCTAATGGAAATGCTTTTAGTATATCTGTCTCTCTGCTAATAACAGGAAATGTGCCATCTATACCTAACCTATCTAAGAAACCTCCTGTAACAAAGGAATAACCATGTTTATCACAATGTTTCGTTATATCCTCTATAGACTCAGGATAAACTTGTAATTCATCATCATCTGATACTATCCACCAGTCGTTAGGTTTAGTTAATTTTACTTCATTATATAAATCTGTAACTTTATTCCAGTTAAATTTTGGTTCAGTTACTATTTTATAAGGTTTTATACCTAATTCTTCTATTTCTTCTAATATACCATCATTTTCATGTTGTCTATAAACAACAACATACATTTTTTCTACTTTATCTTCATAATGTTTAAGCATATGAGGTAAAATAGTTGTATTATGTCCTACTACTGTAACTAAATTAGGCATGTTGTATCAAAGTTAAACCAGTTGTAGAAGGTTTATTAGGAAGTATACCTTCATTAAATAAATTAAAAGTTTTCCATTTCTTTTTGCTTATAGTCTTAACAAATTTAGAAGGACCGTCAGCAAATTCGTCATGATGATCTTGATCAGTAATATCTTTAGATACTATATAATTTTTTGCATATTCTAAATCAGTATCATGTATAGATATTATACCTGTCTTTTTAACTAACTTAGAATATAAATCAAAGTCTTGTTTTACTCCTTCAAAAGAATGGTCTGCGTCGATATGTAAGTAATCTATTTTTATATCTTCTTTTACAAAAAAATTATAATAAGCTTTTTCTGTAGTTTCATTTATAATTCTAGGATGAAAGTGCTTTCTTAAAAAAGAATCTTTTTCTAACCAAGTAACGTTTCCTCCAACTCCGTTAGCTGCGTCAACAATATATGTAGCACCTATATCGCCCCAGTTTTTATCATTATTACCTTCAAATATTTCTTGTTCATGCAATTCTGCTCTTGCTTGAGTCATAATACGAGGTATAAATCCTCCTCCGCTACCTAAACATACACAAACTTTAGCTCTTTTAAGTTGAATTAAGGAATATATTACCAAACCATCTCCTAAATGCAAATCTGTTGCACCGTGAGTCCAACGATAAGGTACTTCCTTACCTAAATCACTAGTAATATAGTCTCTAATATATTCTTTATTTAAAATACTCATTTATTTTTTTTGAAATATTCTGTAGGTTAACCATATAAGTTTTCTTATCAAAGATATGATTTTTTACGCTATTATCCAACTGTTCAGTTTCTTTAATTAAACTAAACCCATCTTCGTTATTTAAAATTTTAGGTTTATCCATCCAGTAATGTCTGAACCATAATTTTTGTTCTTTTCTATCGATTAATCCTTCATCAGTAGGAGAAAAATATCTTTCTTTACAATGCCATATTTCATTTACTAGTGTATCGTACTTTTGATTATGTAAATCTAATAAATGTTTTAGTAAAAGTTGTTCAGCATAAACTAAATAATTAGAATTAGGAGCTTTCAATTTAGTAAGCTCTTTCATTAATTCAACGCTAGTAGATGCATAAGCGTTAGCAAATTTAAAATTAGGAAAATATAAAAAACTACAATTTATAGACATATGGTTAGGTCTATTTAATAAATGGTTAGTCCTCCTTACGTAGGGATCTAAAGGATCTGGATAGTAGTCTTGTCCGTTTTCATCGTGAGTTACTATAACGTTATCTTTTAATAAATGTTCAAAACTTTTATAAACTACAAAGTCATTATCTAATATAATAGTAGGTGCATTAATACCTTGTAATACTTCTACTTTAGCACTAGCCCAAAAAATATTTTTATCTATACCTTCAGACGGAGCTATAATTTTTACATCATCCCACGCTTCTAATAGCTGTATCTTATTAAATGTATCATAAGTAAGTTTATCACAGTATAATACAGTATGTGTATTAGGATTATGTTTCTTCCATTGACTAACAGAAGTTAAAATAAGTTTTGTATCGAAAGGGTTATAAAAATTAATACTTTTACGTATATTTTCTAATACCCATATAACATTTACCATTAACCTTTAATTTATTTTTACGAATCAGTAGACCAACAATAAAAATCAGTTACACCTGTATGGTCTGTAGCGGTTAAGTTTAGTGTAGCGTTAGTTGATAAAACAGTACTTCCTGCTGAATCAGATGTCCATTTATGAAATACTTTTGGATAAGTAGCTGTTGCTACTAACCTTACTGTTGCATTATCATTATAACTACAGTTTTTAATTACTTGGGTGCTACTTTGACCTATTGAATCTCCTGTATACGGTAAAGTTACTTGAGCACTTATATTTGTTTTTGTATGAACGTTACCGTAAAATATTTTATTATTATATAATTGTTCTGATATTTTTATATTACTACCTCCTGTGGCAGGAAATAAATCATCACCCCATGAAGAAGACGAACCAGATACTGATATATTATCGTTACCGTCTATTTCATTAGCCCAGTTATCTGTGCTGCTCCAAGAAATATTTGTAGTATTATATTCGTAAACTGCCATATTAATCTACTATTATATCGTTATCAGGAAAAAGTTCCTCTAATTCTTCTCTTATTTTACTATATGCTAATCCAAAAATATCTTTTTGAATCATTGCAAAATTATCAACGTCAACTAACTCTTCTTTTTCGTCAACTTTTACCATTTTTTCACTTTTAACTTCTTCGTACGCTGTTATCTCATCTCCTGTTTCTGGGTCAAAACTTACATAAGGTACTTTTTCTATTACCATTTGTTTTTCATACACAGGAACTATCTTATTTACCTTCTGAGCTAAGTTAAATCTAAATGATAAAGGAATATTAACTTGCTCACCATTTGATGCTCTATTTGTATAAAAAATAGCATCTCCAGGTACATTTTGTTTTAGCGCTACATCTTCTTTTGAAGCATATAATGCAGTAGATACTATCATTCTATTAGCTTCTCTTTGAACAGTTATTTGATCAATTCTCATATAAGGTTTTGTGCTTGGCCCTCTATGTGTGTCAATATCTATATTAAGTAGTAATCCCATAACCTTATTGTTTTTTCTCTAATTTTTCTATTCTTTCTTTTAGTTCTTTATTAGCTTCAATTAATAAAGCAACTATTTTTTCGTACTGGACTGCTTTGTATCCATTATCTCTAGTAATAACTACTTCAGGTAGTATTTCTTCTACTTCTTGTGCTATTACTCCAATATCATGTCCTTCGTTAATGTGTATGCCTTCAGTAGGTATCCAATCAAAAGAGTACCCTCCAAGTTTAGAAACTTTTTCTAATGGGCTTTCTATAGGCTGTATGTTATCTTTTAATCTACGGTCAGATGAGTAGTATGCCGTTATATCTCCTGCAACTCTTAAGTAACCAGTAAGGTTTCCATTGGAACCAGTTATTTCACCTGCAACGTTTAGGCTAGCTAAATGTGCAGCTGAACCCGATACTATGACTTTTTTCCAATTCGGCATTTAATTAATATTATGGTTGGTTACTCACAAGAGCCCACTTCCGTCAGGCCAATAATATATTTAATATATAATATTTTCTTATAAATAGCAACAAATATAAAAGAAAAGGTATGTTAATTATTAAGAATAAATATAAATATCACCTGTATCGGACTTGACGTGTATTGCTCCATAACCTGTTGAAGCCCCACCATAAGTTGGTGCAGTACTAGGTGCTGATGTAGAGTATGTAACTAAACCTAAATAAGAATCTGGACTAATATCTGTAGCTCCTATTGCAAGATCATTATCTAATCCCCACCTAGAAGTACCACTATCATATCCTAAAGCAAACCCAGCTCCGTCTGCTTGTTTACTAATTATTATACCACCATCGACAGCTGATGTAGAACCAGAGGCGAATACAGCAAATTTATCTTTTATAGTTAAATTAGTAGTATCTATAGTAGTTGTAGTACCTTGAATAGTTAAATTACCACCTGCGGTTATATTAGAATCAACAATTAATTCCCCAAAAGATCCGGTTGATGCTGCTGAACCACTTATTTTTACTGCATCTGGAAATAAAACATTATCAGTATCAGCATCAGTTCTAAAAAGTGTATCTCCATCATTATCTTTGATTTGAAAATCAATATGGTTTCCACCATTATTTATGGTAAAAAGATGTGGAGCAGAATCTTTTTTGTGTGCTCCAAAGAAATTAATACCGCCCGCTTCAAGTTGAACTCTGTCATCAGTAAAATTAAATCTTGTATTTGCATCACCTTTATGTGAAATGTATTCTCCAACAATTAAATCATCATTTGCAGTCAAAGTACCGTTTACCTGTACACCACTTGCAGTAAGTTGAGTTACGATTGTTGAACCGCTAATTTGTACATCGTTCGAAGTTGCAACAAACGAACCAGTAGGAGAAAATACTATAGGATCTACTTCAGTTCCTGTTACATCCCCTGCAGAAGATGAAGCTTGTGCAACTGTACTAATAGTAGTACCGGCATTGTTTACTATATCAATAGAACCGGTAGTAATTTTAATATTACCAACCTGTATACCTTCTTTTACAGCTGAAACTGTTGCTTGAACTACACCTCCTTTAACAAATTTTAATGAACCTGTAGTAAGGTATAAATCTCTAAAAGGTAAAGAAGTACTACCAATATCATGTATTTCAGCTACAGCAGGTAATAAATCTCCATCAAGATTTACCGATCCACTTATATTTAAAGATCCAGTTAATAACCCGTAGGTTTTAAGGTCTGCTGAGAGTTGATTCCATTCGATTAATGCCATAATTTTTTAACTATATTTTCCTACTAAGACTACTTCGTCGTCATTATTTAATAAATATCCCATACTATTCGTCACAAATACAACATTAATATTACTACCGCTCTGTGATACAGTTCTTTGAGAATTAGGAATATATGTGTTATTAATAAATAGTGAAAATGCTTCTTGTCCGAGAGTAAATCCTGAAGGAGGTGTTGCAATTGTTTTACCATTAAATATAGCAGTATTCGTTCCGCTTATACTACTAGCGGTAGAAGTTGTGTTTAAACTAATGTAAGCAATTTGTTCTGCTGTCATACTAACTGAATCTGCGTCTATTTTTATTTTTGTAACAGGTTGATCAAAAAATCTCGCTGTTGTATTTCTTACTTCGTTAGAGGATTTTACTTTTGCTGCTGCAGATCCTCTTTCTGTCGTTGGTTTTACCCCAAATGGTCCTTTTGCAAAGACACTTTTCCTATTCACTAATGCCATACTTTTTAACTAAACTTACCAGTTAATACAACTTCATCATCACTATTTAGAATATATCCCATGTCATTAGTAGTAAATACTACATGAATGTTTGAACTTACTTGAGATACGGTTCTTTGTGAATTAGGTATATATGTGTTATTAATGTAAACTGCAAATCCTTCCTGTCCTAATGTAAAACCTGAAGGAGGTGTTGCAATAGTTTTCCCGTTAAATACTGCTGTATTTGTTCCACTAATACTATTAGCTACTGCTGTAGTATTTAATGAAACATAAGATATTTGTTCTGCTGTCATACTTACTGAATCTGAATCTAATATTAATTTTACTCCTGGTTCATCATGAAATGTTGATGCTGCTCGTTTAGTATCAGTAGTTGCTGCTGCAAGTGCTGCATTAGCAGTAACTGTTTCTAACCCAAAAATAACAGATGATTTTGAATAAAATTTTCTATTACCTTGAAGTTGAGCATTAATTGAATCAGGTATTATATAGCCATTCAAAGTTATACTAAATGTAGTTTTAGTTACTCTATCAGTACCTTGTGCTACATCTGTTTCTGTTTCATAACTATCAATACTTGACCTAAATTTAAATTTATTAGGGTCTCCCCAATAACTATCTGAGGCGTAGTTTATACTCTCAATTATTTTATTATTTTGTTCTATATAATCCGTAAATATGATACATGAATAGGTTAATGTAACATAATCAGGAATAACTACTCCTTGATATTCTCTTTGTTCTTTTCTATTATTAAGTATACTAAACCTATCATAGAAATTTTTTCTTGAATATTTTTTTTCAAATATTACTAAATTTTGAGGGGAATCAGCATCAACTTTATTACCTAATGATCTATTTTTTTCTAATCCAGTTCTCTTATACATTATAAGAGGTGCTTGTACTTTACCGTTTTTATCCCTATAAAACCCGTCTTTCTGTACCGCTTTCCATCTTTCTTGATTACCATATATAATTGGTACTTTTTTCTTTTTGCCGTTTTGTAATACTGTTGGTCTTATTACATTATTAAAATAATAATGAATAGATTCATCTATATCTTTTATACCAACTGAGAAATCTTGATGAGAATCGTCTTTTACAGTTTTTTGATTAATTCTTTTTTTTAGATTTTCATTTTCTATTCTATCCTGTACTAAAGGTTCAACTGTTTCTTCAAAACGTTGTGCAGGTGTCTTACTTAATTGTTTCCTTCTTTCAGCCATTATTAAATATTTTCAGTTAATCCTACTCTATCTGCTCTAGTCAAGTGACAGTCTACTATTATTGAAACTGATTCACCTTTATCACTACCGTAATCACCTAAATTGTATGCTTCGTCTCTACCTACAAATAATTGATTTTCTCTTACTGTATCTACTTCATAGTAATCTTCATGCCAAAATACTATATCTCCTACTTCAGGGACAACTGATGTAAGTTCTAAGTCTTTGCGTAAAAATGCAAATGAATTTTCTCTATTCATATCAGGACCTAAATCATCAACAGTTATTACTTGATCTCCTCTAGTAATAAGACAATTAAGTTTTACTGGTGAAAGCCATGATTTTTCTAAAGCTTCACCGTATATGTTTGTATTAACATCTTCTAGAGATATTTTGTAATATAGTATTTCTTGCTCAACTATATCACTTAATAACTCTCTATTAATTTTAGTTAATAAATTAAAATCTCTTGTAGTTCCAAATAACATTACTTCTCTTCTATTGTTTCTGTTCCTATTTCTACTTGGTTAATAAAACTATACTTACTTTCTGCATTACTTTTAAATGCATTATATGCTTCTTCAGGTGATTTCTGGGAGATAATTTTTACTTTAAAAGTAGAGCTTTTAGCTTCAGCATTTGCTCCTGCATTAGTAACTGTTAGAACTCCTGGGAGAGCTCTTAATACATCACCAAGTTTGTTAGCTTCTACTTCTCCGTAGATAACTTTCACCATGGCCTCGTACGTTTTGAACTCGACCTCTGTCAATATTTGACTTAATTTTATCATTATCCTACGTATATTTTCATTGGTACAGATTTTAAAGTATTCTGTACGTCTTCGGCTTCTTTTGCTTGTGCTTCTAATTGAGCACCTCTAGTCGTTTGTTCCAGCATTTCACTTAATTCAGTTAATAATGCTTCTTTTTCTGTTCTAGCGTCTGCTAATAAGTCGCCTTGATTTAGTGTAGTTTCAGCTCCAGGTATTGGTACTGTTGTATATTTTCCTCTTATATAAGCTAATATTTCTTTTGCTAATGCTAAAGTATACCTGAATATCCATTGTCTTCCTACAGCATTGATATGATCATAAGTTATATTTTCGTAAGGTACTTCACCTACATTAGTAATAATAGTATTATCAGTATTTGTACTTATTGCTGCTTTATCTGATACTTTATAGTATTCAAAATATAAACTACCTGATGCTGTTGGTGCAGGAAATAATTTTAATCTATTATTTACAAGCTCAAATGAATAATGAGACTTTCTTATTTGATCATTAAACTCTATACCTTGTAGTAAAGATACATCGTATGAAACAGGCATTAACATAAAGTTTATACCAGGACTAAATGAACCAAAACCAAATACATCCATCATGGATTGAATACCTGTACCAGTTCCTACATATGGGTCAAAGTATCTCATAATAGCAGGAGGTGCTTCATAAAATACTTTTCTTATTTCTATACCGCCTGTAATACCAGCATCAGTAGCCCATAAATCCATATCATACTCTTGTTTACTTCCTGATATTTCTATAGAACCAGAATACTTTCTTACATTACCTCCTACTTCTGCTTCAGTACCGTAATGTTGAGATATTTGTATGATACGGTTTAAACTTGGATCTACTAATTGATTATTAACAGTACTACCTGTAGAAGAACCTTCTAAGTTTAGATAGTTTTCTCTTATTTTATAATTAAATACTTCAGTACCGTAAGTAGTAACAGCTTCTTCAAAGCAAGCATATATTGATCCTGATGTTAGTTCCACATCCATTAAAGGATATCCTAACCTTGTTGTACAAAAATTCGCAACCTTATCAGCATCTGTTTGAAATGAACTATCTGAGTCATAGAAGCCAAAAGGTGTAGCTCCAGTAGCGAATGTTGAAGAGCCTGCCCATATTGCTATATCTGCCATTTGTAATACGTTTATTTATAAATAGTCAAAAAAAAAGAGGGCACAAGGCCCTCTTCTTAATTTATTCTATAAGTAAATTATATTAGACTTGAGTTAAGTCAGAAATAAATACTTTACCGTAGAATTCAGGTCTAATGATCTTTTTAGCATATCGAGTCATTAATCCTTTTCTTGGAGTGAAGGTATCAGGATCGTATACTAGTGGAGTCATTAATAATGGTACGTAAGGAGCATAAACAGCACCGCATTCTAGGAATTGGCTTCCTCTATATCCCATTAACAAGATTTGCTCTGTCATATAAGGATTTTTGTAAACTTGGAATCTGTTATTTAAAGCACCAACTTTTTGTACACCCATTGCAAACTGATCTTGATCACCATTAGTGTTAGCAGCATATCCTGGAATAGATTCTAGAATAGTTGCAACTGATGGAGAACATACGATGAAGTTAGCACCACCTCTTAAAGTCTTCTGGTGAATTTTATTAGATACTTTTTGGATTTTAGTTCCTAAAGTTTGGAACCATTGTCCTTGAGTATTATAAAAGTCAGAAGTAGAAGTTACGAATGCACTACCGTTCCATACTTTGTTGTTTTCTGCAGACCACTTTTCAGTAGTTTTTGCATTTAAGATTAACATATCAAGGATTTCTAAGTCGATTTCCATTGAGATGTATTCACTCAATAATGAAGTTAATTCAGCTTCAGCGTCGATTGAGTGATAAGCATTAAGATCCTGAGCGAACTCTGGAGTCCATTGTGCTTTTAACTTTCTAGTCTTAGCAACTACTGCCTCACTCTGTAATTGAACATCAATTTCAGGAATAGTGATAGAAGTATCTACTGCTGCAGAACCAGAAGCTTCGAAATCGCCTCTTGAACTGTCAGTTGGAGCTTGACTATATTTTACTGAACCAGCAAATGCACCTGAAACAGGTATTGCATGTGAACCAGTAATTACGAAAGTTACATTATTTCCACTTACTGTAGTTAATTCAGGGTGTGAAGTAACATCAGTTGATGCAGATAATAATCTGAATGATCTAACAGCTTCTTTGTCGAAGTCTACTGAACTCATATCAACAACGTAAGTGTTGAATTGAGAAGGTATTAATTCGTCATTGTAGCCAATAGAAGAAGATGTTGGAGCGGATCCAGTATCTTGTGAAGCAACAGTTAAACTGTGCTCGTTAATAGAGTATCCGAAGTTTCCAGCGCCGTAAAGACCACCAGATGCTTCAGTATCGATAGTCATCTTAGTTGATCCAGCAGTTACGTTACCGTACATGTTGTCTCCGTCAGTTCTAACTCCTTTAGAAGTTCCATATTTGAAATCTAGATAAAATACTAGACCAGATGGAAGGTTCATAGGTTGAACAGAAACGAAATCTTTAGCAACGATCTGAGAGAATACTTTTCTTACTAACGGTAATGCTACACCAGCCCACTGTTCTCCAGCACCAGCTGTAAAGCCGACACCTCTTCCAGAAGTACCTGTTGAGTTAGCTTCAGCAACGATTTGCTTAGCTTGGTTCTCAAGTATCATAGCCATGTTAGCAGAATCTTTTTCTCCTAGACCTTCAAGAAGACCAGATTTACTCCATTTGTCAGCTAATCTTCCTGCATCAGCTTGTAAGCTTTTGAAAGAATTTGAGCTTTCTAATAGGTTGTTAATTTCCATGGTTAAAAATTATAAAGGTTAAAATTAAATTAAATTATTCCAGCTAATTTTTGCATTCTACGAACTGCATCATTTGCTTCTGTAATAACTTCTGGTTTTTTAGCTGTTGTACCAGTAGCTTTTGAAGCCATTCCTTTAGACTCTTTAATAGAGTTTGTAGGTTTAGCTATATTATCAGCAACAGTTTCGTAAACGAGTTTAACTTCTTTTACTGTTTCTGCTTTGTCAAACGCTGCGATAACGTTTACTTTTTGAGATTCAGTTAAGTTGTTAGACTTAAAGATTTTGTTGACATAAAGTAATTTAGAATTTAAAGTATTAACTTCTGATAGTTGAGCTTTTAAATCATTAATAGTTTGTAATGCTTCGTTTAACTCATTATCTTCGTTAACTTCTTCTTCATCCATCTTATCTTTTTTGTCAGCTTCAGTTACTTCTTCTTCATTGACTTCTTCGTTCTTATCATCGTCTTCCTTTGCAGGAGCTTCTGATAATTCCGCTTCAGCAACTTCTGAAGTAGCTTCTAGTTCTTTTAGTAGTTCCTCAAGGTCGATTTCTTCTTCGTCAGCTGGTCCGTCGATTGCTCCGTCAATTGGTGCATCTCCGCCATCTAAGTCAGCGCCCATGTCCTCTTCGTCACCACCTACTTCTTGAGAAATAAGGTCTCTGATTACATCTTTAAGGTCAGATAAATTCATATCTTTTACTTCGATGTCTTCATCAGCCTCTTCTTCTCCGTCAGCATCATGATCTTCTGCTTCAGCGTCGTCCTCTGATTCTTCAGAGTCATCCTCAGCTTCTTCCATTGCTTCTTCCTCTTCTCCGTGTGCAGCTTCGTCTTTTTTCTTATCATGCATTCCTTCGTTTTTATCTTCGTCGTCCTGCATCGCTTCTTTGACTTCTTCAGTTTCGTTTACTTCCTCAGTTGATTCTTCAACTTTCTCTTCACTTACTTCTTCTTCGTTTACTACTTCTTCTTCGTTTACTTTGGAATCATCCATTTCTTGAAGTTTAGCAGCTAACATATCTTTTAAGTGTGGAGTTAACGACTCTTCTAAAGCTTCTTTAGCGTTTGCGATAGCGGCTTCACGAACAGATTTAGCTTCAGCAATAGCTTGCTTAAAAAGTTCTTTATTTGCCATTTTTAAAAAAGTTTTGGGTAATGTACGATTATTATAAATCGTAATAGAAATTATATTGTGTTTGATATCGTATAAGGACGATATATTCTTATATAAATATATAGAAATTTAGAAAACAGTAAATTATATTGCTGCTGCAACTTCTGCACCAATATTAGCTATATCTCTACCTTTAAGTGCGGCTTTAAGTCCTGATGCTGCACCTGAAGCTATTTTAGCACCTTTCATTGCTTTATATGCTCCTACTCCGGCTGCAGTTCCTAATCCTGCTAATATTGCTATAAATAAACCTTTAGCAACCATTTGTCTTTTGGCTTCATCTTTTACAAAAGGAGATATAACTCCAGCTAATACACTTACTATATTTTTTTCGTTACCATGAGCCCATTTATGAATAGCATCTAATTTATTACCGGTTTTTTCTAAACCCATTTTTCTAGCTGCTCTAGCTCCATATTTACCTAATAAATCTAAAACCGTATTAGAAGCAAGTGCCCATCCTAATAATGCTACTGCAGTAAATGCTTCGTTTAATTCACCATCGTCAGCTAATTCTTTATCTATTTCTTTTTTAAATAAATTAGCTAGCTGTTGTTCGTCGCTTTCTAGAAGTATTGACGATAGTTTCATAATTATGCTCTTAAAATATCATTAATAATACCATCTACAATAGTTAATTGAGATACTTTCTTTTTACCTTCATTTAATGATATAGGATTCATAAATGCTCCATGAGTAGAAGGATTAGATACAAAATCCCAACATACTAATTCGAAATCATCTTGAACTTCTAATGTTCCTTCATTTGTTTGTTGTACTGATCCTGTACCTCTAGATGAGATACCTATAGTATGGCCAGCTTTTATAATTTCTTTTACAATATTACCAGCAGGAGTATTTAATAGCTCTACTTTACCCATTAGGTCGTTACCGTCCCAATATAAGTCTTTTACTATATGAGAAGCATTTTTTAATGACACTACAGGAGTTTCAGGATGATCAAGTTCTCCAAAAGCATTTCCTCTTTTTACAAACTCTTCCATATACTTTTTAGCCTCTCTTTGTAATAGAGCTTTACTATAAACTCTACCGTTTTGGTTTTCAGCAGTTGCTCTTTGCATAACTCCTTCAACCTCGAATACTCCAGGTCTTCCTTTTGCTTCTCTTAAGGTAGGTTTAAATGGTGTTACGTCTACTAATAATTGTGCCATATTATTTTTTTTCGTTTACTGGTGTAAATATAGTCTGTTTAGGAGTTTGTTCCATTTTAGGAGTTTCTATATCTTTAGGCATAAACTTTACTTTTGGTATTTCAACTCCATTCATAAATCCTTTTCTAGTAACAGGTCTTAAATCTTTTAAAAATGCTGATTCAATAGCAGGAGCTAAAAATCCTCCTACTTTTAATCCTTCTTCATTTTCAACTTGACCAACTTTGTCAAATACACTTTGAAGTTTTTCTTGAGTTCTGGCATGGTACGACTGTACATCTGTGACTATATTCTCTAAATCATTAAGTATAACTTGCATACCTTTAAAACCTCCATAGCTATCAGCTAACTTAGATAATTCATTAGTAGCTGCTTCGTTAAGCATATTTTCAGTTAAGGTACTTTTAATTATATTTTTGATAGCTTCTTTAAGTTGTTCGTTTTTTTCGTCATCTACTTCTTTACCCATAGCTTTTTTAATAGCTTTATCTTTAGCAGCCATATAATCATCGGAATCAATATCTCCGTCTTTGTCGTGGTCTTTACCTTTTTTCTCTTCTATTTCAGATTCATCTATACTATCATAGTTTACCGAAACAAAGTTATCAAACTCATCTATAGGATCTGCTCCATCCATTATATCTTTAGCATGAGTTTTTACAAAATCTTTTATAAGAGAATTTATACCAGGAATTTCTCCATACTTCTCTTTTATCTTTCCTATAGCTGATGCTATAACTTCTTTTAGGATAGGAGTACCTTCTGCTTTAGTATAGTTACTAGGTTGAGGTTCTATTTCTTTTTCACCTTTTCTATTAACTCCCATTACTTCACCTACTTCGTCTTCGATTTCATCGATTACAGCATCTTCAATACCTTTAATTCCTTCTACTGCGCTTTGTAATCTTTCTAATGAAATACCTAATTTTTCTGCTAGATCATCTAATCTACCTTCTTTATAAAGTTCTTTAGCTTCTTTTAAGTTAGCTTTTACTAATCCGTTAAATGTATCTACTTTACCTTCTCCTCTTTTTACTTCTACTTCCTTATCATGCTTATCTACATTTTTAGAATCACCAGATAAAAGGTCTAAATAGTGAGTTGGATTTTTAGCTAAGTTATCTTTAGCTTTCTTTTCAGCTTTAAAATAATCTTCAGCTTGAAGAGGTTCATGAGCCATCAAACCAGCTGCCTCTAATTCTGTTCTTATACCTCTTTCTAAAGCATCTAAAGAATAAGGTAATGTAACGTTAGCAGATACTACTTTTACGTCTTGTTTCTTTTTCTTTTTAGCTTCGTATATAAGTCCTTTATTTTTTAGGATTTGAACAGAATCATCAAACCCATTATAATTACTTATGAAATTAGGAAAAGCCTGTCTCATTTGTCTAACAAACTCTCTCTTTGCCATTTTGCCTTCTTGTACGGCTCTATATTTTTCTGTTGCGGTTACTTGTCTCATGTCTATAAATAGTCAAATCCTTTAGTATGTGATGGCCGTTTTGGACGGCTTAATTTTTTAAAACCAAGCTTCTTAGATGCTTTTGTTGCTCTAGAGCTCTTACCAAATGCAAACGGTGTTGCATATTGTGCACCAGAACCAGGAGTAAATGTTGCTGTTCCTCCAGTAACATTAGCTTCGTCTAATTCTTGAAGCACTTCTCTTACTAAGTCAACTAATTGTGATCTTTTCATAAAGATTTCAACTCATTGACTAAATCGTAATACTGCATTAAATTGACTAAATGAGTATCATTTACTTTTTCAGTCTTTTTCAAAGGTACTATACCTTTAGTAACTTCTTGTAATTTAATTTTTACTACTTCGTCTTTTACGTTTTTAATTAAACTATTAATTTCAGATAAAATATTCTTTAGTTCTTTATTAACTAAAGTATGTAATCTTCTATTTGAATTTACTGAAGTAATAAATTCTCTTAAAATATTTTTTTGAGCAGGTAATAATTCTTTATACTTATTATTAAATTTTTCTAATAAAATTTTAAAAGTAAGCATCTTAAGATCTTTATCATACTTGCTATAATCTTCTATTAAACTATCTTTGACTGCTTCTTTCTCCTGAGGATTAGAAGTAAGGTGTTCTAATATAGTAAATTTATTATCTACTAAAACTTTTGGATCTACTAACTCTGAGTTATTTTGTGCTTCTAATAAACAGTAAAGCGCTGCTAGAGGTTTATAATCTCTAACCTCCATTCCAAAAAAGCCTTCTAAATCATAATGATTTTTAATTTCTGATATAAGACTATATTTTTGGTTCTTTAGCGTTTCTTGATCTAATTTTCTAGAAACTTCAGTAATCGTAGATAGAACTGCCTCTGCCTTAGATTGAGGAAGTTTACTATTTTTTAATACGAACTCATAAAGTTTGTACTCCTTGGCTAAAGTAGATTTGTTACTATAAAATTTTTGTAATATCTTGACAGCTTCTGAATCTTTATTATCTAAAGTATCAGCTGCTATTTGCTTAACAAGCAGTTCAAATATAAGTCCAGTATTACGATACTTTGAATGTTTTATCTTCATTATATACGTTTACTATTATAAATATGTATTATTTACCTAAATCCTTGATATTGTTTTCATCTAATAGTTTAGAGTCGTCTTCCCTATTTTTTTTAAAAACTATATCTTTAAGCATATCTTTATTTTGAAGGTAAACTGTTGAAGTAGACGTATTTTCCATAACATTGTCATTATCCGATGGATATCCACCTTTCATGCCTTGCTGTCCTAAAGGATCTCTTCCTCCTAATGCATCATTAGTTCCGTAGATGGATGCTTTTTCTACAGGTCTTCCGCCTTCAGGTCCAGGTTCACCCCAATCAGGGGCATCTTCAAAACCAGGAGGTACCTCTCCAGCACTTGCTCCTTTAGGAGTAGAAGTAGATCTTCTACCGTACATTGAAGCTAGATCGTGTGGTGTACCGTATGTTGTTCCAGATTTAGCAGGATCATTTCCTTCACCTTCTATTTGAGCTAATCTAAACATTCTTTTAGAATCTTCTCTTACTAAATCTCTCATTTCATTATACTTGTCTTCAGACATATCGAAAATACTTTCGTAAATATAATCAGATGAGAATAATTTAGTATCTTTCATTTGATTAGCTAAATCTATCTTTTCTTTAAGTAAAGCTATTTTTTCTTGTTCGAATATAATAGAAGGAGTAGTTAATTTAATTTCAAAATTAGTTAAACTTTCTCCTGTAAATCCTTGTGAATATAAATGTACTAATGCAATCTTAGTAAGTTCCGATTCCATTATTCTTTGAATTCTCTCTACTGTTCTTGCAAATCTAATATCTTCTGCTGCTAAGGTAGCTTTACCACTCAATTCACCTTCATACCCGAAATACGCTTTTGGTATCTTTAATGCAGCAAACATTTTACTTTGTAAGTATTGAACATCTGTTACTCCATCATAATCTAAACCTTTAGTAGTTTCAATCCTAGTAGCAGTATCTCCTCCTCTAACTGGAAGGTAATAATCTTCCATCATATTCTGAAGGTTAAACTTCAAGTTATATTGACCGTCTGAGTCAACATAAGGAGTTTTTTTCATTTGATTGATAGTCTTTTGCATAAACTGCTCTACCTCATTAGGTGGAACGTTTCCTACATTTATATAGAACATTCTCTTTTCAGGAGATCTCATTATACGATGAATTAACATCGCATCTTCCATCAATGTTACTTGTTTGTAAATTTTTCTAGCAGGTTCTAAATAAGATCTTCCGTAAGGTAAGTAATGTGAATCTGATATTAATCTAAAGTGAGCTATTTCATAATTATCAAAATCTACTACTCTATCATTATTTTTTCTTTTAGGTAAATAATTAGGATTTTGAGTAGTTGCTAATCCATCAGGATCTAATTGAAAAATTACTTTAGCAGGATTATCAGGGTCTTCTCCTTCTCTTCTAACCATATTATATACAGTATACGGTAGAACGTTATAAACTCCAAATTTTTCAGATATTTCTAATTTTAAGAAGAAATCACCGTACTTACACATATTTCTGGTCCAAGACCATAAGTTAAATTCTATATTTAAAACATCATAAAATAAGTTGTAAAGTACTCTTTGAATATTTTCATCAGAAGATTTTATTGCTAAAATCTCTCCTTGATCATTTTTAACAGTAGATTCATCTGCTAAAATATCTAAAGATGAAGCTATAATAGGATCTGTATCCATTGCTTCATAGTCAGAATATAATTGAATTCTTAAGGTTTGATAGTTTAAATTAGGATTAAATATATTTTTATTGTTGTAAATATATAATCTTGTAAATCTATCTATAAGTGAATTTGTTTGGTATCTACCTGTTGTCTGAATTTGATTGACATCGGCTATTTTTAGTTCTTTTCCTCCAACATTCCTTATAACAACATCAGAAGAGAACAATCTTCTTAATCTACCAAATAATGATTTATCTGCCATTAAACGTTTAATTTATATATAAATAGTCTATTTTAATAACCAAGTGATATCTTGTTTACCGCCCGGTGTATCTATAATATACGGATTTTCTTTCTTAATTCCAACTGTCTTTATAACAGCTTTATTTCTAGCATTTAAATTACTAAATGAAGAAAGTTGTGCTCTAGCTAGGTCCATCCCTTGTTGTCTAAGTCTTAATGCTGTATCTCTTACATATAGAGCAGATGCACAAGACATTACTAAATCATCGTTATATCTATCTTGAGCTTGAGCTTTACCGTTTTTCCATATAAAAACTCTCATTTCTTGTAATAACCTTTTAGATTGAAAAGTTACAGATTTTTCTCTAACATACTCAATCATCTTAGCTATCACTAAAGGTCTAGTTCTCATAGACATAGTGAAACCAGGTACTAATTTATCTCTTTCGTACTTATGCATATAAGATTCTACTGTATCCATTTGATTGGTAGGGCTGTAGTATAAGTTTCTA